TTTCTGCCGGTGCAGGGTCGATATAGAGCGCCTTTAAGAAATTATGGCTCTGACCGCCGGGATTGGCTGTCATTACCAGCCTTGGCAGCAAATGGCGCTGGCTTTCCTTTGGCTGGAAATTACCAAGGCGCATCCGGCTTTTAATGTAGCCCAACTGATACGGCGTCATCTGCCCAGCCTCATCGACTAGGGCAATATGTATCTCTGTTCCCTGAATACGGTCACAATCGCTGTCACGTTCCAGATACTGGAACTGTATGCTGCTGCCGTTGTAAAACTCATATCGCTTGCGCGTTTCGTTGAAATTGCCAAGCTCTTGAGGCATTTCCTTCTTCAACGGCTGTATATGGTTGCTATCAAGCTCTGGCAATGAGCGCCTGAATATAAACGCCTGCAAGCCGGGGTTCTCTAGGCAAAAGCCGATAACGTCCCAGCGCCCAGAATGTGATTTGCCACCGCCAGCCGCACCGCCGAACAATATTTGCTTGGCATGGCATTTATGAAGCAGCGCCTGTTTAGGCTGCGGCTCATAATCCAGCACAATTGTTTTCTGGGCCATTGAAACCTGACTTTTAAAATAGTACACTCATCTGCTACAATCGGGAGCCAAACATGAGCGACAACGCGCCAAAGCGATCATTCATAATGACCAATATTTACGAACTTATTGAGGGCGCACTGCCTAATGGAAATGCTGACTTAACGCCTGAAATGTATGCAAAGTTAGAAACCATTGACTACGCGCTATGCAACGCCTTAGACGTTGACCGTCAAGCGCATCCAGACCCAACAGCCTAGTCAAATAGTCCTTTAATAAAATTTTCTCTGAATAGGGACAAATTGTCGGCAAGTTCTTGTGTAACAGGCTCCTTAACAGAGCTAATTTCAAACGACCGTCTATCACCTAATTCTGGTATGCCTTGCGCCCTTCTGTTTGCGTAAAAGCTGGGAAAAACCAGCCGCCTTGGCACAGGGACATCAAATCCCCCCACTTCATCAGCTTTTATTATTGAAGGGTATGTTTTGTGTATTTTTGGTGACCCTTCAGTAACTACGCCTTCAGGATTTAATCGTAAAATCGTACTCCCTGTTGGGTTCGCGCCACCAGTTGGATCGTTAACACCATATCTTAAATCATCTGCTGCAACAGAGGAACGTATTGAAGGAAGGTCTGGGAACCCAGCGTCCCGATAGGCGCCCTTCTCCATAGTGTCAGCCATCAACTTTCGCACGTTACCTTTGCCGGGCTGGTACAGATAAGTTTTCAACCGTTCACTGCCTATGCCCGGCCAATCCTTGTCAGTTTTTCGCATTTCTGCGTCAAACTTTTTTATATTCTTTTTTGCAATTTTAGAACTAGGCAATAATTCAATAATTGTGTCAGCTACATGGTGGGAGAAATCTGCTGACCTACCGCCCATTGCAGAATAAACGCCGTAAACAGGGTTTCCTTCAGCGTCTAGAACGCCTTTACGAACACTAGACAAAACTGCTTTTTCAGACGCCCAACCAGCTTTTGCGTCTTGCGCTGCTTTTGTGCGTGCAAAGTCACGTCCACCTTGCAACAAAACTGGGTTTTCTAATTGTTGTTCATTAACAGCAGTTAACATTTTGCCAGCCGCCGTGCGATCACCCGGTAGGGCAACCATTGTGCCCCCAACCATCTGCTGAGGATCAGTAGTGGCTGTTTTAGCCAAATTCTCTGTAGGCTTGTAACTGGCCGACATTTCGTCCAGCGGAACACGCACCTTCGCAAGATTTAAATAACCGGGGTCATCTTTCGCATCTTTAGCAGCATCTCTACCAAGGTTGCGCGCTAATGTCTTAATCTTAGCTGCCGACATCGCCAACGCGCCATCAGGCACAGCATTTTTAATTAAGTTAGCGCCAGTTACACCAAAGCCTAAAACTGACAACCCAATATTATTGACCTCATCAATCACGCTGTCAGGCAGTTTGCCATCAATGGGCACATAGCGCGGATCGCCCTGCATCGCCCTGCCAACAGTCTGACCCATACCCCTGACGCCCTGTGCAATGCCTTGCACTACTTGCGGGAATGCTGGGACAATTTCACCCTCTGGTGTGCGGCCTAATGGCAACAAGATGCTGCTTTCAACATCCGTGTCACCCATCAAAGCATCGCCAAGGCCATTGAACAGGCCCGCATAGTCAGACGCTGCTGTAGGCTGCTCAATGTCAGCCATCGATGGCCGCATCTTGCCACTCATAAACCGGCTATCGCTAAACGGATCAGCACGCGCATCTGTCATCAGCTTCTGCGCCATCATGCGCCGCGCAAAGCCCTGTGGCTGTTCTGCCATCAGATCGCTACCGGCTGCGGCACAAAAAGGTCTAGCTGTTTGTAGGCATCTGCAATGCGCTCACAAGCAATATCAAAATATGTGGCATCTTTTTCTATGCCGATAAACTTGCGGCCCATTTTAGCGCACGCAACGCCTGTTGTGCCACTACCCATAAATGGGTCTAAAATCACATCCTCTTTTGTCGAATATAATTTGATAATTTTTGAGGCGAGTTCGAGAGGAAATTTGGCAGGGTGATCATCATTTTTTCGGACGCTTTTAATTTCCCAAATTGACCTACTTCCCCACTCTGACCACTCATTTTTGGTCAACTTCGATTTATCTATTTGTGTTTCTCCGGGTTTCCAAAAAACATAAATGTCCTCCCATTCATCAACACTTTTATAACTGCCGTTTGTCCATCTACTATTTGCCCAACTTGGGTCTTTTTTCCAAATTCTATGATCATACAAATACAATCCAGCATCGTAAGCAAATTGTTCCAAGTCTGACCCAGATAGTCTAACTCGTGTTTGAGGCACATATTTACCACCTCTGATGTTCGTTCCATTCAATCGGCGATCAATCGTCTGTTCTGAGCAACCTAATAATTTCGCCAAAGCATTTCTATTGGCATTGGGATGTTTTTCTTTCATCTCCAAAACCATCTCACGAGTTACCGTATGTTTTTTTCCAGAAATGTTATTACTAGAAAACTTTGGTATTTTTTCATCTTCAAAGTAGACTGGATTGTAACTTGTGTTTACGCTAATGCCTTGGTCAATATACTTTTGTAGTACGGCCATAATTTTAATATAGCCTTCTGGACTACGCTGATCCCAAAGCAGGTCATATTTGTTCTTTAATCTTTTGTATTCTGGTACAACTTGTTTAAGAACACCGTGCTTACTTTGCTTTACACTGATTAAACTACGTGGAGGCTCAATACCGTTTGTAGCATTTGCAATCTGCGCACTAGTTTCTGCTGGCATCAATGCCATCAACGTGCTGTTGCGGATACCTGTTTCTTTGAGTTGCTTACGCAAACCTTTCCAGTCCATACGCTCTTTGTGTTTTACCAGTTCGTCTAAATCTTTTTTGTATGTCATGTTTGGTGTAATACCATGTCCATACTTTGTTTCTAGTGTGCCAGATATAGCACCTTGTTCTACTGCAAGGTCTGCACTGGCTTTGATAAGATAGTAACTCCATGCTTCGGCATACTCGTCAATTAATTCTAATCCTTTTGCATCAATATCTTGGTAGGTTAGATCGTGCTTGGCCAACCAGTATGCAAAATTAATAATACCAACGCCGATAGGACGGCGTTTTTCTGTAGATAATCTCGCTGCAAGAATTGGATAGTTTTGATAGCTCAGTAGTGCATCTAATCCACGAACTGCAAGAGTACATGCTTTTTCAAAGTCTTCTGGTGATTTTACATTTCCCCAGTTGATTGCACTAAGTGTGCATAGACTGATTTCACCTTCTGGATCATTTAAATCATTTAGTGGTTTGGTCGGCAAGTCAATTTCTGCACACAAATTTGATTGTCTAATAGGAGCAACCTCAGGTAGGAATGCACCATGCTCGTTTGCATTGTCAACGTTTTGTAAATAGATACGACCTGTGTTTTTACGTTCTTCCATAAACGCACCAAACAATTGTGCTGCTGGAATAGTTTTTTTACGCAGTTTAGTATTGCGCTCTGCTGTTTCATATAATTCACGGAAACGGTCTTGGTCTGCAAAGAACGCATCGTAAAGTCCAGGTACATCACTTGGCGAGA